CGATGAAGTGCACGCTCAGCCTAACCGTGAACTCTGGGACGTTATGGCGCTCGCGACGGGTGCCCGTGTCGAGCCGCTACTAGTCGGCATCACGACGGCGGGCGTCAAGTCCGATAGCACCGGCGGCGACTCGCTGTGTTACGGCATGTATCAGTACGGGATTCAGCTTGCGAAGCGTGAGCTAGTCGACCCGACTTTCTACTTCGAGTGGTGGGGTGCGCCGGAAGGTGCCGACCACCTCGACCCGGCCGTGTGGGCTGCCGCGAATCCCGGTTACGACGACATTGTGTCGGCCGATGACTTCGCGTCTGCGGTCCTACGGACGCCCGAGGCGGAGTTCCGTACGAAGCGGCTGAACCAGTTCGTCTCGTCGGCCGTTACGTGGCTTCCCGGCGGTGCGTGGGACGCCTGCCTACCTGACGACCCGGGCCCCGTGCCCGACGGCGTCGAGGTCGTCCTAGGTTTCGACGGGTCGTTCAACAACGACTCGACGGCCCTAGTCGTGGTGTCCTGCCCGACCGGCGAGGATGACAAGCCGCACGTTGACGTCGTCGCAGCGTGGGAGAAGCCACGCGACACCGGCCAAGACTGGTCGGTGCCGATTGTCGACGTCGAGGCGGAGATTCGCGCGGCGTGCCGACGCTGGCAGGTTCGCGAGATTGTGTGCGACCCGTACCGGTGGGCGCGCACGTATCAGATTCTCGAAGACGAAGGTCTACCGGTCGTTGAATTCCCGCAATCGCCCGCACGCATGGTGCCAGCGACACAGCGGTTCTACGAAGCCGTGATGAATAAGACCGTCACGCATTCCGGCGACGCGCGTCTAGCTCGCCATCTGTCCAATTGCGTAATCCGTACGGACTCGCGGGGCTCGCGACTCAGTAAGGACGCGAAGGGTTCACCCCGGAAAATCGACCTCGCCGTGTCGGCCGTAATGGCGCTAGAGCGGGCGTGTCAGGAACCGGAGCGCGAACCCGAAGCACAGTTCTTTAGCTGGGCCGACCTTTAGGGGCACTGTGAAGTACGTACGCCCGCATTTCACGCGGAAGCTGTTTTCTGACGTCTTCGACGTCGCCGGTATCGGCTGCCTAGTCGGGGCCGGGTGGGCATGGATACCGATTGTCGGTGTCGCCCTACTCGGCGTTGCGCTGCTGCTAGTGGGTTGGGTGGTGGGCGGTAATGAGTCTGACGCGACGCGCGGCTAACACGGCCCGCGCTTACCTGCCTTCCGGCACGGGAGACCCGTGGGCGATTCCGACTAACGGTTCGCTGTCGGCCGGTTCGCATGCGGGTGTCTCGGTCAACGAAGACACGGCTATGCGCCTTCTCGTCGTGGCGTCCGCCGTCCGCATCCTGAGCGACGCTGTGTCGGGCCTGCCGTTCGACGCGGTCCGTTCCGAGGGCGAGATTCGCCGCACGGTCGAGCCTCCGCCGTCGATCATCTCCGACCCGTTCGGCGGAGGGTCTAACACGGCCCTACTCACTCGCCGACAGGGTCTCTCGCAACTGATGGTGTCCCTACTCCTTCGAGGCAACGCGTATTGCGCTGTCCTCGCGCGGGATCGCATGGGGCGGCCGACGCGTCTTCGGGTGCTGCACCCGGACGCCGTTAAGTGCGTGTTCGATGAATCGGGACAGCGCGTCTACGAAGTCGACCGGGTCGAGGTTCCGTCGGCGGACATTGTCCACCTGACGGGCATGTCGTACCCCGGTTCGCCGGTCGGTATCAGCGTCATTGGCTACGCACGCGAGGCTATCGGCCTCGGGCTCGCTGCCGAGGAGTTCGGCGCACGGTTCTTCGGTTCCGGTGCGCACATGTCCGGCATTGTGACCGTGCCCGGCGACCTCGACAAAGAGCGCGCCCGGATGCTGAAGGAGACGTTTCAGGCTTCGCACGGCGGCTTGCGTAACTCGCACACGGTCGGCGTACTGACGGGCGGTGCCGAATGGCGACCTATCAGCGTTACGCCGGACGACGCACAGTTTCTCGGTACGCGTGCCGCACAGAATCTCGACCTCGCGATGTTGTTCGGCGTGCCCCCGCACATGCTCGGGCAGGTCGATAAGACGACGTCATGGGGTACGGGCATTGAACAGCAGGGCATCGGGTTTCTCGCCTACACGCTCGCCGCGTGGCTAGGGCGGTTCGAGGATGCATGGTCCGCGATGCTCTCTAAGCCCCTATGCGCTCGATTCAACGCCGATGCGTTGCTTCGCACTGACACGGCAGGGCGTTACGCGGTTTACTCCGCTGCACGTTCGGCCGGAATCCTGACTCAGAATGAGATCAGGGCACTAGAAAACTTCGGTCCGGTCGACGGCGGAGACGATATTGCCGCCCCGCTGAACAGCAACGTAAAGCCGATGAAGGATACCGAGGCTTCGTCGTCCGCACCGAAGGCTGACGCTTTGGGGGCGGTTTTGTAATGACGGACCTAGCTAGCCGGGCCGACCGGCAGGGCGTTGTCGAGAAGCGGAGTCGGCCCTTCGAGGGCATCGAACTTCGCGACGTCGCCGACGGCACGGGCGGAAACACGCTCCGGTTTACGGGGTATGCGTCCGTGGTCGAGTCGGCGTACGAAATGCAGGATTACCTAGGCGACTACACCGAGGTAATCCGTAGCGGCGCGTTCGCCGCAACTCTCGCGGCGGGTGCCGACGTGCCGTTCAAGCTCAATCACGACGGCATGACGCTTGCCCGCACGAAGTCGGGAACGATGCGGCTCGCCGAGGACTCGACCGGGCTTCACGTCGAGGCGGACCTAGACGCGGCGAACCCACAAGTTCAGGCACTCCGTAGCGCAATGCAGCGGCGCGACCTTGACGAAATGAGTTTTGCCTTCCGGGTGAACGCTCAGCAGTGGTCGCCCGACTGGTCGCAGCGCGACATTACCGAGGTCGACCTGAACAAGGGTGACGTCTCGGTCGTGAACTACGGGGCTAACCCGCACACGGCGGGGCTTACCTCGCTTCGCTCCGCTGAATTCGCTTCCGCTATGCGTGAGCTACGGGCGGGCGACCTGACGCCGGATCGGCTCGACGCCGTTCTTCGGCTGATTCCTGAGCTTGCGGCGGCACTTCCGACAGCGGAAGCCGACGAAGCGCGCGAGGTCGAGTACGACCTTTCGCAGTACGACGCGCGCCTTCGAGCGCTGCACCTCTAACCCTTTCCGGGCCTGCCACCTACTCACGTGAGTAGGTGCTTTCGGCCTGCCCAAAAACAGGAGTGCCCGAATGCGGGATGTCATCAACGGCGTTATCGCCAATCGCACCGAGGCGCGCGGCAAGCTCGACGCGCTGCTAGAGACGGCGAAGACCGAGAAGCGTGGTCTGACCGAGGACGAGAAGGCCCGGTTCGACGCGACCGAGGCGGAGATTCGCGCTTTCGACGCGCGGATTGACGAACTCGACGCGCAGATTCGCGCCGATGAGAAGGCGGCCGAGGTCGCGAAGCGCTATGCGTCCGGCGTCAAGGTGACCAGTGAGCCCGAGGTTTACCGGCGCGGCAACGACGGCCGGTCGTACTTCCGCGATCTGCACCTAGCCCGTAACAAGGGTGACCGGGACGCGACGGAGCGTCTAGCCCGTAACGACCGGATGCGCACCGAGGCCGAGAAGCGCGCTATCTCGACCACGAACGGCGCGGGCGGCGAGTTCGTTCCTCCGGTGTGGCTAGAGAGTGAGTTTGTGAAGCTCGCTCGACCGGGTCGCATCACGGCGAACCTGACGCCGACCTTCGCCCTTCCGGCCGGTACGGACTCGCTGAACATTCCGAAGGTCGCGACCGGTACGGCTACGGCTCAGCAGGCTAACCAGAACACGGCCGTTCAGAACACCGACATCACGACGACCAGCGTGTCGAGCCCGGTTGTCACGATCGCCGGTGGCCAGACCGTCAGCCTTCAGCTACTCGAACAGTCTCCGCTGAACATCGACGAGGTCATTCTTTCCGACCTCGCGGCCGACTACGCGCAGAAGCTAAACGGGCAGGTGCTCGCGGGTGCCGGTGGCGCGGGCAACCTGACGGGTATTACGAAGCTCGCCGGTATCAACGCGGTCGCATGGACGACGCCGGTCGACGTGAAGACGTTTTACTCGAAGGTTGCGGGCGCTGTTTCCGCGATTCACTCGGCGCGGTTCCTGCCCCCGGACACGATCGTCATGCACCCGCGTCGGTGGGCATGGCTGGTGTCTCAGTCGGACACGGCCGGTCGCCCGCTAGTCACCCCGAAGGCGGGCGTTCCCCAGAACGCCCTAGCGATGCCGGGTGAGATCGCGGCACAGGGCTTCGTCGGCGAGATGCAGGGTCTACCTGTCTACGTTGACGCCGGTATCACGACCACGAACGGCGCGGGCACCGAAGACGTCGTGATCGTCGCCCGCATGGCTGACCTGATGCTGTGGGAGTCGCACGTTCGCGCCGAGGCTTTCCAGCAGACGTTCGCTCAGAACCTCTCGGTCTTCATTCGGCTTTACAACTACGTGTCGTTTCAGGCGGCGCGTTACCCCCAGTCCATCAGCCTTATCTCGGGTGCGGGCCTTATCGCTCCGTCGTTCTAGTCCGTCTTTCGGTGGGGGCACCTACTCACGTGAGTACGTGCCCCTGCCTGGCCCGAAGGGACGGCACATGCCGCTGATTTACTACACGGGTCAAGACGTCGGCTTGACGGCCGTTCCCGTCGCCGACGACGGCGGGGCCCCTAGCGGGGCTGTAAGCGTCTCTGTGACCGTCACAGACCCTTCCGGGGGGATTACCTCGCCCCCGGTCTCTCCGCCCGTTAGCGGGGCGTACACGGCCGTTGTGCCTGCCGTCGCGACGCCGGGCGTGTGGCTCGCGCGCTGGACGGCTACCGGAACGGGTGTCGGCTGGTCGAGCGAGACTCAGTTTCAGGTTCGCCCGGTCGGCGTTGAACAACTGGTCGACCTCGCGTCGGTCCGGGCACATCTGAACATCCCGACGAACGACAATCGGCAGGACGACGAACTACAGGGATTCATCCTTGCCGCCGCCGACCTCGCTCGCGATCATTGCGGGCCGTTCCTGCCCGAGACGCACACCGAGTTTCACGACGGGGGAGGGCCGACGGTCGTCCCCGATTGGCTGCCTCTCACGAAGATTCTCAGTGTTACCGAGTTCTACGGAACGACTGCCTTCGTGCTGACGGAACAGCCGCTAGGCGGGCAGACTGACGCCTTCGCCTACACGGTCGACTACGCGACCGGCGAGATTACCCGTCGCGCGTTCAGTGGCGAGGCAGCGCGCTTCGCCGACGGCTCGAAGAACGTCAAGGTTGTTTACACGGCCGGTCGTTCGGGTTCCGTCCCGTACACGGTCCGCCTCGGTGCCCTCGAACTGATCCGTCACCTATGGCAGTTGACGCAACAGGGCGGCCGACCGAAGTTCGGCGGGGCCGGTTACGACGGTTCCGACTCGATGATTCCGACAGGGTTCGCCCTGCCCTCCCGCGTGATCGAGCTATGGCAGCCGTTCCGCCGACCCCCCGGGATTGCCTAGTGATTCCTTCGTCTTCTGCCCCCGCCGCGCGTTTGTGGCTGTTCGGGCAACTGTCCATCGCACTAACGCCGGACCCGCTAAGCAAGACGTCGAGCCTACTCGTCTGTTTCGACCAGCCGGGCCCTAATCAGCCGGACGACATTGTGTCGGTCGGCAAGGTGAATCGCCGCCTAGGTGTTAATTCCATGGTCGGCGGGGGCGGGGCCGGATGGCTCGAAGAGAACTACACGGTCGATATCGTGATCGACGTTTACCGGGGCGGCGACTCCGCACAAGCGGCGTACACCCGGGCAACCGATTTGGTTGCGGGGGCTATCGCTGTCGTGCGGGCCGACCCGTCGCTAGGCGGTTCCGTGCTGATCGCTAAGCCTACGTCCGACCTGACGGAAGTCGAGTGGGACGAAGAACACGGCGGGCAACACGCTACGGCCACCCTCGAAATAACCTGCTACCAAAGGATTTAGGTTGCCTGCCTACAAGTACACCGGTACCGACCTTCGCTATTACCCCGGCATCGGCCGCGACGTTTCCCCGGGCGACTCGGTCATGTGGAACGAGGAACCCGAAGACGGCCGCTGGGAGGCTGCCGACGCTGGCACGGCCCCTGCCCCTGCCCCTGACCCGGCCGTGGTCGCCCCGGCTGCCGACACGACCTCGAAGGGTGCCGCGTAATGCCCCAGAGTACAGCGAAGAGTTTTCTCGGAATCGCTAAGGAAGCCACGTTTGGCACGGCGGTTCCCCCGACTGCATTCCTGCCGGTGTCCGGCATCACGCCGAAGGACAGCCTGACGCTGATTCCCGATAAGGGTTGGCGCGGTTCGATGGTCGAGACGTACGGCCAGACGGCCGGGCCGCTTATGGCGACGGTCGACTTCGACGGCGACGTGTTCGCCGACACGATCGGCTTTCCTCTGGCGGGTGTCCTCGGCGACGTTGCGACGACCGGCGCGAGTGCCCCCTATCAGCACGCTATGGCGGTTCTGAACACCGGAACCGGGCAGCCGACGAGTTACACCCTTACCGACTCCTACGCGGCCGGTACGCGGGCGTACGCGGGCGCGAAGTTCTCCGAACTCGGTTTCAAGTTCAGTGCCGACGGCCTACTGACGTACTCCGCTAAGGCGACGTCGTTCGGGTCGGCTACGGCCTCCGTGCCTACCGCGTCGTACACGACCGTTCCCCCGTTCGCCGGTTGGACGGGTGTCGTCACGATTGGTGGCGTCGCTGCTACCGGTGTCCTCGACGCCGAGGTAACGATTAAGCGGCCGGTCACTGTCCTGAACGCCGTTGACGGCACTCAGGCACCCGCCGCGCTGTGGTCCGGCCCCGTGTCGGTCGACGGAAAGATGACGGTCGTAATGGAGGACGACACTCAGCTAACGAAGTATCTGACTCAGGTTCAGCCGTCGCTCGACTTCCTGTTTACGCAGGGTGCGGGCGCGACCCTGACGTCACTACAGCTTCACATGTCGAAGGTGTCTTACTCCGCTGCGGATATCACGCGCGGTAAGGACTACGTCGAAATTCCGGTGACCTTCGAGGCCATCGCGAACGCAACCGATATCGGCGTGTCGGCGGGTTACTCGCCTATCAAGGCCACGCTTCAGAACGGCATCAACACGGGAGTTTACAAGTAATGACCGACGCCCCTTCGCGCATTTCCCTTCCGTCCGGTGCTACCGCCGACCTTCGTCCCGTCGCCGACGTGACCGAGCGGCAGCGGCGACCGATCAAGCGGATTCAGACGACCCTAGCGGGTATGCCTTCCTTCGCTGCGGCTGTCGCCGAGGCTCAGAAGAACGAGGGCACGGAGCTTACGCCCGAGGCGCAGCTAAAGATCGCTGCGGGTATGGGTGAGGCTTTCGACCTTCTCGAAGGTCTGAATGACGCCCTTATCGTCGCGGCTGTTCGCGGCTGGTCGTATGAGTTCCCCGTGTCGGCGGACGGTTGCCAGGATCTACCGGGCCGCGACCTCGACGCCCTTCGGTCGGCCGCTTCGCCGTACCTGAGTGCGCTTATGCCGGACTTCGATCCGACCCCGGCAGCCGATTCCCCTTCCGTGCCCTCCGGCGACTAGGGGCAGCGCTAGAGGGCAATCAGTCGTACACGCCGGATGAGTATCCGGCCGAGGAGTATCGGACGTGGCGTCTCTGCACGCTGTTGCACTGCCGCCCGTCCGACCTCGACGGCGAATCGGCCATCGCCCTTGATTGGCTACTAGCCGTTGACGACACGGTCGAGAAGACTCGCCGGAAGATCGAGGAAAGGGCGAACAATGCCTAACGCCCTCCCACCTACTCACGTGAGTAGGTGCCCCCGTGGCTAACGATTTCATGGCGGCCGGGCGAGTCACTGCCTCGAAGGCCGAGGCCGAGCTAGCCCTTATGGCGAAGCGCGTTGACCTCGGTACCGCTGCGGGCGTGAAGAAGATTCAGCAGGTAACGAAAAGTTCGATCAAGTCTGGCATGCGCGGGCGTCCCCGTTGGGACCACCGAGGCGCGTCGAGGCGAACCGGCGAAGCCGTGAATCTCCGACTCAACCCCCCGCACGTTTCGAAGGGCGGCGGGCCCGGCAAACTGTCCGGCGCGCTCGCGAAGTCGATTCGGGCGAGCAAGAAGCCCCGCCCCACCGAGGGCGGGTTTTCCGGCGTCGTCATGTCGGGCGGTGCGGGCGGCCCCCAGAACCTTTATAAGCGTCAGATCGAATCGAAGTACCCGTATTTCGTTCCGGGCGTGAACCGCGCCAAACCCAAGATGCCCGCCATTTGGCATGCGGCATGGGAGAAGGCAACCCAGACTAAGAGGTAACCCGTGTCGTCACTGCCCCCGGTCTTTATCGAATTTCTCGGCAGCGCGACCGGCTTTCACGCTACCGCTCGCGGAGTACGTACCGAACTCGCCGCTGTCGAGCGCGAGGGCGGCGGCAATATGGCCCGACTAGGGGCAGTCTCTAAGGCTGCTCTTTTGGGTGTGGGTATCGCTGCCGCCGCTACGGCCGTCAAGACAGTTCATATGGCGGCCGACTTTCAGACTCAGATGACGCGCGTTCGCACGGGTGCGGGCGAGCTTCAGAAGAACATGGAGACCGTTTCGCACGGTGTGCTCACCATGGCGGGCGAAGTCGGGCGGTCGACGCACGACCTGACGTCGGGCCTGTATATGGTCGAGTCGGCCGGTTTCCATGGTACGAACGCGCTGAACGTCCTACGCGTGTCGGCGAAGGGTGCGAAGGTCGGTGCGGCCGACCTCGCGACGGTTACCGACGCTGTCACTACGGCTATGAACGCGTACAACCTTCAGTCGACGGACGTCGCGAAGAACACTCAGAACACGACTGACGTCATGAATGCCCTTATCGGCACCGAGGCCGAGGGCAAGACGAACATGGAAGCCCTAGCGGGTTCCATGTCGACCATTCTCCCCGTGTCTTCGGCGGCGCACATCGGCCTGAACGAAGTCCTCGGCGCAATGGCGACCATGACCAGTCAGGGCACCCCTGCCGCCGTCGCTGCCACCTACCTACGGCAGACCATCGGGCAACTCTCGAACCCGACGGCGAAGGCAGCCTCCGTAATGAAGGGGCTAGGGCTTAACTCGCTCG